TTTGATGGATCAGCAAGCAAAGCATCCTGGCAGACCAGTTACGCATCCTAAGATATTATGCATTGAAACAGGTGAAACATTTGAAACTTTCACAGAGGCAGCACTTCGAGTAAATGGAGACAGACGAAATGTATGCCGATGTTGTGAGAGAACGCAGTCCCATCACAAAGGGTACCACTTTATATTCATTTCTAAATAATTACGGGCTCTTGAATTACATCTCCTTTAATAGGAGAGAGGAAGAGTTTGCCTATTCGAGCAAGCTCTTTTTATTTTTGCTATGAGAGAAGGAGATTACCAAGCGAAGTTGATCAAGACAATCAAGAGGAGGTTTCCTGGTTGTATTGTGATCAAAGGGCCATCAGACTACATTCAAGGAATTCCAGATGTATTGATATTGTTTAACGATCATTGGGCTGCGCTTGAATGTAAAAGGAGTTTGAAAGAAGTTAATAAGAGCAAGATTCATGAACCGAATCAAGACTATTATGTTTCGTTAATGAATCGTATGTCCTTTGCTTCTTTCATTAGTCCTGAAATCGAAGAGGAGGTTTTAGATGCAGTTCAACAATCATTCGAATCTGGTCGGTAAGCACGCATTCCTCGGCGCTTCGAAATATAGCTGGCTTAACTATGATATTCAAAAGTTAAGAACAACGTATATTAACTGGTTAGCTGTTCAGCGAGGAACTGAATTACACGATCTTGCAGCAAGATGTATTAAATTAGGCGTTCGGCTTCCTAAGAACAATGAAACATTAAACAAATATGTAAATGACGCAATTGGTTATAGGTTGACTCCGGAACAGCCACTTTTCTATTCGTTTAATTGTTTTGGCACGACAGATGGAATCTCATTTCACAATAACTTTCTTAGAATCCATGATTTAAAGACCGGTGCAACTCCAGCATCAATGGATCAGCTATTGATATATGCTGCGTTGTTCTGTCTCGAGTATCATGTTGATCCAACAAAGATTCAAATGGAACTGAGGATCTATCAGAACAACGACATCATTTGTTTAAACAACGAAAACTCGAAAGACGTCTTTGATATTCCAGATCTTGGACTTGAAGTCAAAGACATTATGGAGAAGATCGTAGATTTTGACAAGGAAATCGAAAGGATGAAACTTGGTGAATGATATGGGCGAAAAAGAAGATAATGAAATCATCGATTTCTATGATCCGACATATCTTAGCCATTATGGGACGCCGAGACATTCTGGTAGATATCCTTGGGGATCTGGTGAAAACCCCTATCAGTCGCTTCAGGGATTTTACTCAACGTATAACCGCCTGAAGCAAAAAGGTTGGAGCGACACAGAAATCGCTCGATCTATGGGATATTCGACAAAAGAGTTTCGAGACAAGCGATCTATTGCAATGGAAGAAGATAAGAAAGCCAAACTTGCTTATGTACGAAAGTATATTGATAAAGGATGGTCTGTCAATGCTATTGCTAGAAAGATGGGTGAGCCGGAATCAACAATTCGAGGATACAAGAATCTTATTGATGATCCAAAACTAAAGATAACTGAGAATACTGCAAATGTTCTGAAAGATCGTTTGAAGGATTCTAAATACATTGATATTGGTCTTGGAACAGCGGAAAACCTTGGAATTACGCAGAAACAGATGGATGTTGCTATTCAGCGTTTGAAAGAGCAAGGATATTCTGTTCTGAAGTATGACCAGCCACAGGCTAGCAATGTTGGCCAATATACGCCAACTCTTGTGCTTGCTCCTCCCGGAACAACAAAGAGAGACATGACGAATGATATTTACAATAACAAAATGACCATTGGCATGGTTATGGATCATTCGACAGATGGCGGAATGACATTCGAGAAGTTTGAGAAGCCAACAAAAGAGAATGGCGGTTGCCTTGATCCAAAGAGAATTCAGGTTTTATACAATGAGCAAGGTGGCGTTAACAAAGACGGCCTTATCGAAATTCGACCAGGATTAAATGATTTGTCTCTAGAAGGCAAACATTATGCGCAGGTTCGAATTAACATTAATGGAACACATTATGCAAAAGGAATGTGCGTTTATGCAGACGATCTTCCTGATGGAATTGATGTTCGTGTTAATTCAAATAAGCATCTTGGAACCCCAATGCTTGGAGAAGATAACGAAAAGTCTGTATTTAAGAATTTGAAGTCTGATCCAAATAATCCTTATGGTTCTTCCGTAATTCAGAGAAAGTATATTGATGCTGATGGAAATGAAAAATTGTCCCCGTTAAATATTGTAGGAACAAAGTTCAATGGCGAAATCCTTGACGAACATGCTGAAGGTGGATGGGAAAACTGGAAAAAGAATCTTGCATCCCAGTTCTTGTCAAAGCAAACAAAGGTATTGGCAAAAACGCAGCTGAATCTTTTCTATGCTTCCAAGAAGGAAGAACTCGAAGATATTGAAAAAGTAGCTCAGCCAGAAGTTCGAAAACAGCTCCTTGATAAATTTGCAGCTTCTTGTGACAAAGATAGCTATGAATTAAAAGCTGCTGCTCTTCCGAATCAGACATCTAGAGTTCTTATCCCATTTAATGAACTTAAGGATAACGAGTGTTACGCTCCAAATTACAAAACTGGCGAAAAAGTAATACTCATTAGATATCCTCATGCAAGTGTTGCTGAGATTCCAACATTAACAGTTAATAACACCGTTAAGAAGTGTCAGGATACAATTGGAAAATTGTCGAATGATGCTATTGGAATTAATCACAATGTTGCTTCTATTCTTTCTGGCGCAGACTTTGATGGTGATACCGCAATTGTTATTCCGATCAAAGGATTATCTGTCAAGACAAGAAATTCTGTTGCGCAGAAAGATCCTTCTTCCCCGCTTCTGTCATTAAAAGACTTCAATCCTTCAGAACAGTATAAGTATCACGAAGGAATGAAGGTTATGAATGGCAGGCATAAGCAGAAGGAAATGGGCGTTGTTTCAAATCTCATTACCGACATGACTCTGAAAGGGGCCACAGATCCTGAACTTGCACGAGCCATTAGATATTCAATGTGCGTTATTGATGCCGAAAAGCATAAACTTGATTACAAGCAGTGCTATAAAGATAACAACATTGAAGAGCTTAAGCAGAAGTATCAGAAGAAAGTACTCGATGATGGAACTGTCAAATACGGTGGCAGTTCGACATTGATATCTAGAGCCAAAGGTGAAGTTGACGTTCCTGATCGCAGCGCTTTTACTAAGACCAATCCAGAAACTGGTGAACTCATTTATATTCCTACTGGAAAGATGGTCGCTGGTAAGAAGATCCCGAAATCACAGTGGACGGCTGAGCAGAAAGCCTATCATGAGAAGACTGGAAAGCCTATCTATGATAATTCTGTTTTGAAACCAAAGATGATAAAGTCTAAGCAGATGCTTGAGACAAATGACGCACGCACACTATCTTCCGGATCTGAGATGGAAGAAGTCTACGCTAGCCATGCGAACAAACTTAAGTCTCTTGCTAATGCTGCTCGTAAGGAAGCTTATTGGACGAAGGACTATGCAACGTCCAAAGCCGCACAAGAAGAATATGCGGATGAGCTCAAGTCCCTCGATAAAAAATACCGTGAGGTATTAGCTAATAAGCCATTGGAGAGACGCGCTCAAAGTATTGCTACTCAAAGAATCAGAGAGGCCCTAGCCGATGACCCTAGTATGGATACCGAGCATAAGAAGAAAACAAGGGCTATCGCTATAAGAGAAGCAAGACGAGAAGTCGGTTCCGCCCATTCGTCCATGGATATTTCAGAGAAAGAATGGGAGGCCATTTCCAACAATGCGGTACCTCCTAGTACCCTACGTACCTACCTGAAGGCGGCAGATCTTGATCAGATAAGAGAATACGCCATCCCGAAGAAAACATACGAAACATTAACTCCTGCTACTGAGGGAAGGATCAACTCTATGCGTAATGCTGGCTATACCCTTCAGCAGATTGCAGATTCAGTTGGAGTATCCACTAATACCGTATCCAAAGTATTAAAAGACGAATGAAAGGATGTCTATTATAATGTCTGAAACAAAAGAAACAATGATTACTACTATAGACAATCCATGGAATCCGTTTACAAATTGGGACGAATGGTATGCCTATGACGAATGGCATGGATACCACACTTGTAGTCTTGTTGACAGATTAATGCCAAACACAAATGACGCAATTAGCGAAAAACTTTACGATGATTTGCTGGACGATGTGAATAATGATATTGTTCGATTGAATCCGTTGGGAATTTATGCACTAATTACGAAGGATGATAAAGCGCCTTTAAAAGAATCAAAGCAGTCAAGAAAATAGATTAACTTGTTGAGGTTTTAAAGTAAAAGTAAAAGCACAGAAAAAGTTGATACATAAGTACTATTCCTAGCATTTATATTCTTAATAAATGTGTACAACAAGAAAGTGTTCAATGAATTCTGTGCTTTCTCTTTACTCAAAAGATTTGGTAATTGATATTTCTATATAGACCCATTGGAATTTTTGCGTTAGCTGTAGAAGATCAGAATTCTGTTTTCCTTTATATTTTTTACTTATACATTATTTATATTGTTAGAAACATAGAATATATGTGAAGATTACAAAAGGCGATCATGCTTGTTGTCCATTGATATTCTTGAAAACCAGGAATTCATCCATTGAATATAAAAGATGCTGGAACTATCTATTACATCCTCTGTTAAAAGCTCATGAATTTAATACACTAATTATAGAAAATAATAGCACACACTGCCAATTGATATTCTATAGAAATCAAAAAATATATGCTAATTAGATAGATGATAGCATCTATAATCTATTTAT